TCAGAAGGAAGCTGATATAACTTACCCTGCTGGGCGGCGGCTGTAGCTCTATCAGGTGGAAGGAAAAGCATCGTGTAAACATAGTTTCTTCCATTACTAACAATCTCTATTGTTGAGAAGAAGTTTTGTGGTTGACCGTCAGGAGGGTCTAAGAAGTAAGTATCTTGAGGGTCTTCTAGATCTACCTTTATATCTAGAGAAAAGCTTTTAGGGAGAAGTCCTAAAGTATCAAAGTAGTCTGTATCAAATAAGCCAGAGGACCACTCAACATACCCTCCGTTATTAGCAGAGGTTGAGGTGATCTTGAAGACATCGCTAGAAAGATCTATCCTATGCTTTCCAAAAGTCTTAATGCCACTAGCCCCATAATAATCTAAATTTCCCATAGCTTCGGAGCTTGGTATTAGATTATGCTTCTTGTAGGTATGAGAGTTACTTCTATAACCTACAGATCCTTTTCCAAAGGTCATGGCGCGTATTACAAAGTTAGATGTATCTAATGCTCTTTCAACAACGGTGTTTGCTGTAGTGCTTATGTCATCGCTTGAAAGTGCATAGCCTGGAGAGAAGGTTAGCATGTCTACAATAGTCTCCCCTGCCCCATCAACAATGAGGTTGTGGTCCTCGTAGACAAGCTTAGTCTTACCGTCTACAACTTCAAATATTTCTACATGCCCTTTCATCAGTTTGTTATATTAATCTCAGTTATAGTCCCAGTGTTTAAGAACTTGTTCCTATCCGTAGCGAATTCCGCAGGATGTATTCTGTAGTTAGACCTACCACCTCCATTAGGACCGTGAGAAAGCTCAGTCTTAGATGAGTCTCTAGATTGAAGCTCATCAGATACTGAATTATAGAATCTAAACATAGTGATTAGTTTCTCAGGGTCCATTAGATAATTGTAATCCACACTAGAAGTTATGTAGTTTCCTTTATCCACACCCTCAATGATTGGGAACTGCTGCTGTTGAGTCTGTGTGTTTGTAAAGTATTCAACAGGGAAGGTGTAACCTGTTGGTTTTAGAACAGAATTAATACCTATGTGAGCTACATCAACTTCACCAGGATTTCCTAAAGAATCCCCGTACTGATTAAACATTCCAAAGGATATTTTAGCAGGAGTGTTCAAAGATTCAATCGCATAAAATATTGAGTCTTGATTATACACTGTAGGTGTACTATTTGTAAATTCTACCATAGAATCTGCATTTAGAGCAAAGAATAAAAGCTTCCATCCATCACCCATATCATACAACCCTGCGTAACCAGCAACTATAGGTGAGTCAGAGAAATGTATAGGTACTGCGGATCCTTCGTAGAATTCGTTAGCTTGCGTTGGATATCCTATAGCTCCGAAAGGTGATTTTCCTGTCTCTCCTAGTTCTTGTAATGGAATATCTAGACGAACTACTTCATCATCTACGAAGTAGTTAAACTGTAGTATTCTTTGATTATCGTGATGAGGAGAGAACCCGCCCATACCTACACCTAAACTTATTATTGGAGGTGATGAAGGTCTAACTCTAAACACTGATGTAAATACTATATGGTTATCATTGATGAAGTTGTCAGCAGGTTCATAGAATACTAATTCTCTATCAAAATCGTAATCTTCAAATCTAGATTTTTTAGAGTCTTGAATAAACAAGCTATGAAGGTTTACTCCTCCTCCTGGAGTATCCGAATCAATGTACCCGGAAGTCTCTACCCCGTTGAATGCTATACATGTAGAGGAAAATCCTAGATAATTCTCTTCAGCTTCAGGGTCGTATGTAATTTGATTAGATGAGAATAAGTATGACCCTCCAATATCATTCTTTATATAAGAAGATTCAGAGGTTGTTGGATATAGTCTAGTTATATTATTTGCAGATAGTATAGTATAACTATCTCCAAAAGGAGTAGAGGATGCAATAGAACTTACACTAAATTCAGTAGTACCTATCCCCCAGTCGGAAGGATAATTGAATTTACAACCAGTTCCTCCAGAAGGAACTTTTATAGCCTTCCTTATCTGAACCGCAGGTATTATATCACTTATACCTTGTCCTAACCCAGAAGCGTTAAAGTCTTCAATTATATTATCAACAGTTATTGTTAGTGTCTGGTCTACAGGAACGCCATCAACTTTCAAGCACTCATCTACCTCGTACCCATTTACAACTACATAACCCTCAAAAGTTTTCCTCTGTACGGCTACCTCACCTAAAGGAGCGGTAACATAAGTTACAAACCCTACAAAAACCTTCTCATAGAACACTCTAGTTCCGTTTATGGAGATAGACGCAGTTATGGGATCATTACCTGCATACAAGTATCCATCAAGTTGAGCGTAAATGGTAGTTCCTAGAGGAACAGCTTTACCGTTAGGGTAGAAGAACTCAATTCTCTTGTTGGTTGGTTTCTTTGTTAGTGAGTAGTCTGTAATATCAAACCGTTTGCGAACATGGGCTCTCCTGTTCATAGTTTCATCTACACACTTAATACCTTTGAACGAGAAGAAGTTACTCTCCTGAGGTGTGTTCTGGGTAAACACCTCTACCATATACTTTTGATCCGCTCTGTGAAGCTGATTCTTGTACTGGTAATACTCAAGGGGAAGTTTAACCTTCCTGTTCAAAGTATCAAACTCGACTCTGTTAACCTCGAAATCTGAGTTGGAAAGAGAATACAGAACTTCCTTGTTAACGCTATCAATGTAGCAGGACTTAGATCCCTTTCTTTCTATAGTCTTATTTGGGTGTAGGAAGTTATGAACTAGCTTGTTGCGTACATAAGAGATTCCTTCCTGACCTTGAACAGAGCTAAGATCAATACGCTCCCACTTACCATTAGGCATGTAGTTCCAGAAGTGCTGCTTTCCGTAGTAGTCCGTCTCAATATCAGTATGTATCCATACAGAAGCTGTCCTGCCACCAGCCTTCATATCATCCTCATTTAAGAATAGAGAACTAATCTCTACAGAGAACTTGTGATCAGGTCTTAGGAAGTTTGCTTCAGAACCATGGTTAAATGTAAATCTAAGTCTTGGTAAGAACTCTCTAGACTTTAGAGTTATAAGATTACCGTCAAGAAGTGTAGCTCCTTTTTCTAAGAATCCTTCGTCAGAAGAGAGGTCGTATAGAGAAACCTTGTTTTGATCGGAGGTTCTGAATGTTACGAGTTCTATACCGCTTAAAAAGTGAGGAGTATATTCCTCAGGAGCAGCACCTACTTGGAAATAGTTATCAATAAGGTCTGTGTCTGCATATCTTATTGGGAACTCATAGTCTTGATCTAAGGACTGTATCTTGTTGTTAAGAACTATATTATCATCAAATAAAGTATCCTTCCCAACTTGAACAGACTGATATACTTTTCCTATGGATGAACCGTCCACCTTCAACATACCGTTGTAAAAGATAGGACCGTATATGTGAGATACGATTGAGGATCCTCCGTAATCAAGATCGTCAAGAACTGAATTAGAGATGTTTCCTTTACCGTACTTTACATAGTCGTTTAGATACAGGTAGTTGAATGGTTTATCATCTTCAGAAGGAACTCTGCTGTAAACATCCATCTTTAACTTGTGGAAATCCTCTTCAATAGAGTAGTCTAAACTATTCCAAAGCTTGTTCTTAAATGACTCAAGCTCATCTTTCCACATACCATTCTTTACTAGGTGAGCATTATGCTTTAAGATTAGCTCTGCCTTTATACGAAGCTCCTCATCCTTTAGCTCAAATATAAGTTTGTAAATGTCTTCTATATTGTCCCTGTACTTGTATACGAGATCATCTATAACCCCAGGAGCAGGTTCAATATCTAAAGCATCCCTGTCCCCTCGTATCTTGAAGGTATACTTGCTTCTTATTCCATTGAAGACATTGTTTGATGTTGTGTCCTCACACTCATTGTAAACATCAGGTACATTCTTATGGTCTGGTACTGTAGTGAACTCCTGAGAGCTAGGTATTAGACCAAGGGGAACAAACTCAACTAAGGAACTTAAGGATCCAAAGGTAGATACACCTTCCGCTGATCCTTTTGTTCTTACATTTAGGAACGAGGGAGGGTTGAACCCGTCTCTTCTGAAGATCTGCCCTTTTGACAGGTTCTTTTGGAAGTCTCTTCTTCTGGAAGCTGATCTAGGTGCTACCTCTCCGTAAGGACCACTAACATTGTATATGCCACTTGTATCTTTCCACGCAGCCTGATCAGAGGTCCTACCAAATAAAACCCTGTCCCTAGTGAATACAGGAAGGTTCTCATGGTTGTTTGTTGTCCTAGCTCCAGCGAAATCATAAGAGGGGTCTATATGAGTTCCTAGTAAACCAAGAGAGGCATCTCTCATGTCTAGAGTAGAAAGCTCAAAGGAAGCCATCGCACCGCTTACATTAGGTAAGTCCGCAAAGGGTGTAGTGATCCTTGGCTGCATCTTGACATAAGGATACAGGACATCACTATTTTCAAGGTTGATGTTGATCCTCTCTATGGCTTTGGCTGGTACGAAATCACGGATTGCTTTTAAAGACTCGAAGAAGTCTTCCGTAGTGTACGCAGTCTGCACAAAGAACTTGTCGTCAAAAGCTCCAGAAGAAACTGTTAGATTAAACTGAGAGGACTTACCGTTCCACAATGGAAGATAGTCGTAGAACTTTTGATCGTAGTCCTCCATGATCCTATCGTAGTTAGGAGCAGTGTTTAGATACTTTGTTAGGAATAGGAACCCGTTGTTGTAAAGGTCTGGTTCCTGATATCCTTCAATAGTATTTTGAAGTATGTAAGACTCGAAGGAGTCTGCTATGGAATCCTCTACTCCAAGACATACTAGCTTACTCTTGAAGAATGAGATCAGATCATAAGTTACATCGCAGTCCTTGTAGAACCTCTCGTCTTCAAAAGGAGGTATATGAAAATCCCTTCCTCTATAGTTGAATACGAAGTCTGGGTGTGTAGTGTCGAACTTGTAACCCTTTACGGAGAATAGATCAGGGAACTTATGTACTGCTTCGAGAAGAGTATGATCTACTACGAACCTAATACTTTCATCTAGATCGTCATAGTTAATCTCTCCACCAGCATACTCGTTTGCTTTTATTTGATTCCAGTCATCAAAGGATTGAAGCTCGTCTGCCTCAGTCTTGAGGAGGTAGTAGATCAGGTTTGGTATATAAGACTCGTAGTATTCAGAGAAGTTATTATCGAAGTCCACTTCCGTAGCAGGAAGTATAGACTTCATAAGATCAATCAAACCTTGCTTAGTTCCTTTCTTCTTAAGTAAGTTTCTAGAGTCTCTAAGTTGCCTTCTCCAAGAATCGACATTACTAGTGTAGAACTTCCAACCAACTTGATCAGCTAGATAAGGAAGATACTTAGGAGGACACTCTTCAATAGAGTTTAAAGTCTTAAGTGATAGGATCTGATTATCCAAATCACCCATTACAAAACCTAAAGCTTTTAAGAACTTCTTGAAGGGACCTTGCTTTACATAAGGAACTAGGTCATCGTTCTTACTCTCAAAGTAGTTTATGTAAAACTCTTTTGTAAAAGCATCATCCTGTTCCTCGTCTGTAATACCATATAGGATTGAGTTCCAAGTCTTTCTCTTTTCTAGGGACTGTGTTCCGCTGAGGAAAGTCTCTGTAGGATCAACCTTAAACTCATCTACCCACTGGTATTGAAACACAACTGGGAACGCGAAGCTTATCCCTGTAAGAACATTAATAGCGTCTTCTAGAGTTACAGGTTCCTTTTTTACATATAGCTTCTCGGTGAAGATATTAGAAGCTAACTCTAGGAACTTAGCATATATTGCATGGATGCCTACTGTATCTCTGTTGTAGTTTAGTAGCTGGAAAAGTCCTAGTGAGTTTATTAAATAGGATGCTACCTCAGAGTAATCAGATCCGAAAGTTCCGTCAAGCTCTGTTACATAATCAGCTAATGATTCAGATGAAGAAGACCCTTCTCCAAGCTTAAGCTTAGGGAATAAAGTTCCGCTTAAGAAAGTAACAAAATCTGCTGAGGTTGCATAGTCGTTTATGTCATACCCTAAGGGAGACATAATCTCTATATTGAACTCGTTTGGTTCAATGTATGTTAGTTTGTTCTGGGGTATGAAGTGCTTTATCAAACCCTCAGAGTAACCTGTATAAACAGAGGTTAAGGACCTGTCTGTATAGTCAGTATTATTCCAACCACTTAACCCTAATGAACTAAAGGTGGTTTCTTCAGAAAACCTTTTTACCAGAGGAGTTATGACATCAAATCGTATAACATAATCCATGTCGGCATACAGTATCTTAGATGCCAACTCCTCCTGCTCATTAGCTAACTTGAGATCCTCCTCCTTGTAAATATCAGGAAGGATTTTCTCAAGAGCTTCGTGGTAGTTTCTTCTGCTATACTTTCTAGACATAATTCATCGTCAGGGTAAAGTTGTTTAGTTGTAGAATCTCATTGATATCAAGAGTAGCCTTTCCAGTAAAGTTGGTGATTTCAGCAAGACGAACCTCATCTACATTTGAGAATATCTCCTTCTCAATCTCAGAAGGCACGAAGGATTGTCCGAACTCAATATTATCTACATTGAAATAATTTAAGACAACATTAGATATACTAGACTTAATATCACTTTCCTTGTTCTCGAATCTCTTATCAAGAGTTATAAGTATTTCTAGGTCAACTGTCCTTATAAGACCATCTACTAGAACAATATCATCGGTCAACATCTTCTTCTTTTCCATAGCCTGTAGCATATCAGACTTGAAGGAGAGGGATGCTTTTTTTAGCTGAGTAGATGACGCTCTTTGAAGCAAGTAAACATCAATTACATTAGCTGAACTAAAAGCTTTTCTTGTTACTGCTGTTGCCTTCACTTCATTTCCTATGGAATCCTTATAAGTATTTGCAAAGGAGATGTAATCATCCAAAGACACTAAACGATCCTGCTGCTTGTACACCATCTTAGCATACTTCTTAGCGTGATCAATAGATTCTGATTCCACACCTCCTGTGAAAGGTTCCGTATTTATAACTGCTAGTGAAGAACCTTCTAAAGAATCTATTGAAGCGTTGAGGTAGTTTGAAGGTGCGTTACCTCTCTGACCACCGCCAACTCTGTAAGTTATGATGTAGTTTGAGTTAGTGGGAGGAAGAACAGCAGTAATACCATCACCGAATTGTATAGTTGCTACGAAATCATCCGTGTAGGCAACTTGGAAAACCTTCATGTCAGAAGAGGATGTTGATAGAAGGGAGTTTACCTCACTATAAACACCACTAGCATCTGTGTCAGACTGAATGAATACTTGTATACTTCCGTCTACTACGGGAGAGTTTTCTAGAGTAACCTGCTTGAGGACATCAACATCAGAGAACACTCCCGTATCTACAGCAAGTGATCCTTCTATCAATACAGTGTTAGACCATTCGGTTCCTGCATCACTGTCGCTCTCATATAGGATTATCGAGTTGTTCTCATTTGGATCATCTATAAATCCATTGGTTGCAGTGTAGAGTGTGTAATTTACTGGCTGACCGTCAAGAGCCGAATCTACCTGAAACACTCTGCTAGGTGCTTCTATAGTTAAGGAACCCCCTGGAGATAGGGCAGTATCTGAAGTTACCGTACATTTCGCTGCCGCTGATCCAGGACCTTTCAATCGTACACCAATTATGTCGAAAATCTTTCTAAGGTTTGCAGGGGACTTTACCGTCTTTAAGAACATCTCATGAGCTATCATGTCAGTCTTCATGGACATGACTGAACCCATGTAAGCAATCATCTCTACAAACATCATACCTAAGTCTGACTCAGCAAATAGGTCATAGTCCAGAGGGTAGACAGCTTTGATATAGTTTATTAAGTTATTTCTAAGGGTCAGGAAGTCGGTGCCTGCGTAATCAATTAAAGAGGTCTTCTCGTCCTCTTTAAAGATGACAGACTTCATAAAGTCTGAACCCGCGTTAGTGTAAGGGATGTTGCTCATGTTGTGAACTCCAGAGGTATTACCTCATTTGTATCTTTTTCTTTAACTGCTAGGTAAACATATATCGTAGGTATTCCAGAGTTTAGAGAATCATCAACCTTGACATTGATAGAGGTTACTTGGCAGTTGGGAATGTACAACCTTATTTGATTTGTAATCTCTCTCTGTAGGTTCTGTAATAAAGAATCATCTAGCTGCTCAAAAACATAGGATCTTAGGTCAACACCGAAGTTGGGGAGGAATATGCGTTCTCCTGGGCTTGTAAATATAACCTGCTTTATTTGCCCCATCAAAAGATCTCTTCTAGAGGATTTCTTAAATAAAACCCCTCCCTTACCAAAAGGAAATCTAGTCCCGTAAATACTTCTATCTACAGGAGAGGTAATGGATTTAACTGTCTGCTTTGTGGGTGTTATGCCGTATAAAACCATTATTCCTCCTATGTTTGAATGTTCTTGAAGAAGCCTTGATGTGCTTCGTAATTCTTTACAACCTCATTAGTAGATAGGGGTTTAGAGTAAATCTTTAAACTTCCTAAGTGACCTCCTAAACCACTATACAATCCGTTGGATGGTCCTGAGAATCCTCCTCGTATAGAAGATGCGTCTAGAACATAGCCTCCAACACTTCCAGTATAACCTCTCACATTTAGGTCGTAATCAGCAGGATTTTTAGTAGGATGATTGCCAGTAATCTGTAAAGGTATTCCGTCAGTCCATCCCCCACCTATAATCCAAGGAGTAAAGAATGGGTCATTCCTAGGACCTTGGATGAAGTCCTTAGACTCAGACTCAGGTATGGACCCAGGGTAGTCGAAGCTCGCTACATCACCTAGCTTCTTAAAGCTAGGGATCTGAAGAGGTTTTCCTGGATCAGTTCCAAAGATAGATGATATGGAACTTTGAATCAACCTCTCACCATCTAGGTAAACGGTCAGAGTGTCCTTAGAGAAGTCGAACGAGATGTTAGTATGAACGAAGGTGTTGATAGTGTCGTTAAAGGAAGTCCCTCCTGTAGTAGTTGTAGTTACAGGAACAGCCAGTCCTCTATACATGGATCTATCCGCCTCACAGTCATCTAGTCTTATAAACGAGCAGCCATCCTTTGAGAATGATTGCATGGGTGCTATCACAAAATAAGTGTTTCCAGGTGTGTCCCTTGCTGCAAGATAAGTTCC